AGGTTTAAATTTGTCAGCCTACAACACATTTTTGGATGTGGCCAACCACTATCTTGGCAATGCCTATGCTGCTGCCCCAGTCATAGATATTAAAACCACAAACAATGTCAGCATTGGTGACATGTTCCAGCGTACCACTGCACAGACCTTGCGCAGTGGCACTTATTATCCCAGAGTCGAACTTACAAATACCAGTTCGGTGGCCTTGGGCATGAACAACACACCGGCTGTGCAATACACCATAAACAATGTGGTTAATAGCACAATTGCCAATCAATTGGCACTGGGAACCTATGTACGGGAAGCCGGTGTTAGCAATGTGATCACAAACAATGCTACCAGAACCATGTTCACTGTTGATACCACAGTGGTACAGGCGTTTTGTATGAATTATACCATGTTGAGAAACACAGCCGTGAGAACTGGAACATTGACTGTGGTACGTGGCAAAAGTGACGCATCGGGCGGGTTCAGTTTTGTTGACAACTATCAAGAAAATGCCAGTACTGGCGTGACCTTGACTGCTGCCGACGATGGCGCTGGTGGTAATGTAACTGTGTCAATCACTGCCACCAACACAGGCATATCAGGAACAATCAATTACAGTGTGACCCATCTAGCCTGATGTGGCCTAGTAATTTTAGTGAAAGACTCAACAGTTGGGCACAACTGCGTGAACAGTCTGCGGCAACCAATGTTGAATCAGCATTGTTGTCAATCAATCAGTGGTGGTTTCGAGCACCTTGGTCAGCATACCATTTGCACTGGGATGATCGGGCTGATTGGCCAGATCCTTGGCAGTTATTGAGTGACAACATTTACTGTCCGGTTGCTCGTGGGCTGGGAATACTGTATACTATAACACTGTTGGATCTGCCTGATCTGCAGGATGCTCTGATGATTGAACACATGGGAGACAATTTAGTCCTAGTGAGTCAAAAGAAATATATACTGAATTGGGATCCGGACCAAGTGTTAAATATCAGCCTAGGTGTATCAAAACCCAAGCACCAGATCAGTCAACAAGAAATAAAACAAAAATATTCGTTAGGATGAGATGAAAAGCATTACAGTTGTAAAACGTAGTGGGCGTCGTGACCCATTGCAAATTGAAAAATGGCAAGCACAAGTGGCCAAGGTGTGTGCCGGAATAGCTGACGTAAGTCAGAGCATGATAGAAATCAAAGCACAGTTGCATTTTTATGATGGTATTACCACCAAAGAAATTGATGGTATTACCCTACGTGCCATTGTGGACTTGATTGACGTGGAATCTAACCCTGACGTGGGGCATACCAACTATCAGTTTGTGGCAGGCAAACAGCGACTCAGCATGCTACGCAAAGATGTGTACGGCTCATACGATCCCCCACATTTGTATGAAATTGTAAAAACCAATGTGGCCACTGGCCTGTACACTCCTGAACTGCTGGAATGGTACACAGAAGATGACTGGAACCGCATGAACGACATGATCGATCATGCCAAAGATGAATCATACAGTTATGCCGCAGTGGAACAGCTGATTGAAAAATATCTAGTAAAAAATCGATCAACAGGAAAAACATATGAAACCCCTCAAGTCAGATACATGGTGGCAGCTGCCACTGTATTCCATAAGGAAGAACCTAACAGTGCCCGCATGCGCTATATTAAAGAGTATTACACAGCAGCCAGTGATGGCCTGTTTACTCTTGCTACTCCTGTGCTTGCTGGTCTTGGGACTCCTACTAAACAGTTTAGTAGTTGCGTACTTATCCGCAGTGACGATGATCTGGACAGTATATTTGCTTCAGGTGAAATGATGGCCAAGTATGCCAGCAAGCGAGCAGGCATTGGTTTGGAGATAGGACGACTACGTCCGCTAGGCAGTCCCATCCGTGGTGGTGAGATCATGCACACAGGTATGATACCATTCCTAAAAAAATGGTTTGGAGATTTGCGCTCATGCTCACAGGGAGGTATCCGTAATGCAAGTGCTACTGTATTTTATCCTATTTGGCATCTTCAGTTTGATGATCTTATTGTACTTAAGAACAACCAAGGAACAGAAGAAACCCGAGTCCGTCATATGGATTATGGGGTTGTGCTTAGTGCTTTCTTCTGGAGACGATTTAAAAACCGAGAAAACATAAGTTTTTTTGACCCCAACGAAGTTCCTGATTTGTATGAAGCGTTCTACACAAACACTGCACTGTTTGAAGAACTGTATGTCAAATACGAAAAGCAGGGTGGACTTCGAAAGAAAGTAATGGCTGCGGAAGAAGTGTTCAAGGGTGGCATATTAAAAGAGAGAACAGATACAGGACGTATCTATCTAGTGTTCATTGACAACGTGCAGAATCAAGGCCCATTTGACCCTAAGTACCATACCATCTACCAGAGTAATCTTTGCTGTGAAATACTTTTACCTACTAAGTCCTTTAAACGTCTGGATGACAGCAATGGTCGTATCGCACTTTGCACTCTGGGCTCAATCAATTGGGGTGCGTTCCGCAATCCAGAAGACATGCGCCGTGCTTGCCGTATACTGCATCGTAGCCTCAACAACATTCTTGACTATCAAGACTTTCTTTCCATCCAGTCTAAACTCAGCAATGAGGAAATTAGACCGCTGGGAATCGGTATCACCAATCTCGCCTACTGGCATGCCAAGCGAAGTCTCAAGTACGGTGAGAAGGAAGCTCTAGGCGAAGTCAAGTCTTGGATGGAACATCAGGCCTACTACCTGACCGAAGCGTCAGTTGAGCTGGCTCGAGAACGTGGCCGGTGCGAAGGTAGTGATTGCACACGTTACGGCCAAGGTGTGTTTCCTTGGGAACTACGAGCCAAGGGGGTGAACGAACTCACAGACTTCACTCCTGATTCAGGGCTAGACTGGAACACCTTGCGTGGCAACATGCGAGCATATGGTGTACGCAACGCCACCTTGATGGCTGTGGCGCCTGTGGAAAGTTCAAGTGTTGTGATCAACTCAACCAACGGCATTGAAATGCCCATGAGCCTGATTTCAGTCAAAGAAAGCAAAGCAGGTAGTTTGACACAGGTGGTGCCCGAATATCACAGACTCAAAAACAAGTACCAAATGATGTGGGCGCAAAAAGATTGTGTGGGCTATTTGAAAACCGCCGCTGTGTTGGCAGCATACATCGATCAGTCAATCAGCACCAACACATTCTATAATCCTGCACACTTTGCAGATCGTAAAGTACCTACCACGTTGATTGCTCGAAATCTTATGCAAGCACATCACTGGGGCATCAAGACATTCTACTACAGCTTGATCAACAAGCAAGGCTCTCGTGCAGACAAGGAAGCTGCTCCATTAGAAGCAATTGATTTTGATGATGTGGAAGATTGCGAAAGCTGTAAACTTTAACAAAAAAAACGAAATGAGTTTAGACAATAATTTTCCTCCCGGTATTGCAATTTTGATAGATTGTTGGGAACATTGTACCCAGTATGATCCAATCTATGAAACCACTTGGAAAAATATTGAATTATCCCTACAAGAAAAAAATATTCAAACAGTAGTGCTGGCAACACACAGTTATGATATCACCACTCATTGGCCGACTCAATGGTTTACAAATACTCATCAGATTTTCTTTGATGAAAACAAAAATAAAAACTCATGGGTACAAAGTTTGCCTCAATATATAGGAACTGCTCCTGGGTACATATATCAAACAGCTGACTCTATTTTAAATATCAAAACTGATGCATTAAAACTAATGATTCATGATTCGGACCAGCTCATTTGGTATCTCACTGAAATAGTTCCGCATCTCAAAGTTGTTTGGTATTTTGGAATTCACTGGAACATGTGTTTAAAAAATCGAAATATAGGTTACAATAACTTAAAATTTGCCCTTGCTCAAAGAGGTTGTGAAATATTTACTGACACAAACTCCGTTGTTACAATAGAAAATCAAAGACCTGATTCAGCGGACATGACAGGTTGGCAACATGTAGTTGACACTATATATAAACTCAAAGTATAGTCATAATTAGACTTTGAAGGCAACATTGCCTACAATATAGTTGGAATTAAAGGACACGGTGTTGTGGCTATTGACACCACACCGTGATGTGCTTACAAGCACATAGAGAAGTTAGAACAAATTTGCAAGATAGTACTTGCATCAGGAAAATATAAATGAGCCAAGCACAATACAACTTAAAAACAAAAACAGATTATCTCAATCGCAAGATGTTTCTGGATCCTGCCGGACCGGTCACAATTCAACGCTTTGAAGAAGTCAAGTACAACAAACTTGTGAAATTTGAGCAAGAGGCACGTGGCTTCTTTTGGATCCCCGAAGAAGTGTCCTTGACCAAAGATGCCAACGATTTTAAAGAATCGTCAGACACAGTCAAACATATTTTTACGTCAAATCTACTGCGTCAAACAGCCCTGGATTCATTGCAAGGTCGTGGACCGGCACAGGTGTTTACTCCTGTGGTGGGTATTCCTGAACTGGAAGCACTAATGTACAACTGGAGTTTCTTTGAAACCAACATCCACAGTCGTTCATACAGCCACATCATTCGCAACATCTACAACGTGCCCAAGGATGTGTTCAACACTATTCACGACACCCGAGAGATTGTGGACATGGCATCAAGTGTGGGCCGGTACTATGATGATTTACACAAATTAAACTGCATCAAAGAAACAGATGACGATCCAAATAATTGTCCAGAAGAGTCACATATTAAAGCAATCTGGCTAGCACTCAACGCAAGTTATGCCTTGGAAGCATTCAGATTCATGGTATCGTTTGCCACAAGTTTAGCCATGGTAGAGAACCGTATTTTCATTGGCAACGGCAACATCATTAGCCTGATTCTGCAAGACGAAATCCTGCACCGGGACTGGACCGCTTGGATGATCAATCAAGTGGTCAAAGAAGATCCGCGCTTTGCACAAGCCAAACAAGAATGTGAAGCAGAAGTATACCAGTTGTACCTGGATGTGATTCGTGAGGAAAAGGCCTGGGCCGATTACTTGTTCCAGAAAGGTCCTGTGATCGGACTCAATGCCAACATTCTCAAGGACTTTGTGGACTACACAGCAGTGGGCGCACTCAAAGAAATTGGTGTCAAGTATCAGGAGCCTGCACCACGTAGCACCCCTATTCCTTGGTTCATGAAGCATGTGGACACCAGCAAGAAACAAACTGCACTGCAAGAGAACGAATCAACTAACTATGTTATTGGCGTCATGAGTGATCAGCTGGACTACGACGAATTACCCAATTTATAAAGGAAAAAGTATGAAAAAGCTATTAGTTATATTAAGTTTGGTCGCATTAGCGGCTTGTACAAAGACCACAAGTGAAGCACCCAAAGCCGGTGCAGTAACACCGTCGTTTGTCTTAGATTACACTGCAAATTGCACCGCCGGTGGTGCACCTGTCATCAGTGGCAACTCTGTAACATTTGGGTCTGGTACACAATGCCAAGCAGGCAGAATTGTTGCAACACAGAGTTATGCCAATATCACTGAATTTAGAGCCACTGTGGATCTAAGCAAGTTGTCCAACAACTATGTGAATGCCAGCATCTACATGGTGCAGAATCCCACCAACCCAACTGCACAGCCAATCGGTACTGCATACTGTGATGCAGGTGGCAACAACAATCAATGGAACTGTAGAGAAATTGATTTCATGGAAACCAACGGCAACAAACTGTTTCAAACTACACTGCATCTAGGCACCGGTGGCAGCTCAGCACCACAGCGTTATGAATATGCATATGCCAGCACAGCACTGAACAACACATGTTTCAACAGTGCCAACATGAAGAACGATCCTGCCAATGGGTTGCACAACGCAACTGGCATTGACATGACCAAGCCGTTTGACATGGTTGCAAGTATCACATATGACACACCTAGAATGACACTAACCTATCAACAAGGTTCCACAATAGTTGTGGTCTATGACACCAACAATGGATCAGGCGCACAAGGCAGCGGCACAGTGGACATGACTGACTTGGTAGCCACAATGAAGAATGGCTACTGGCCTGTTATCTCATTCTGGCAAGGCTACAGCCCCACTGGGCCTGGCTCTGCACCATGGTGGAATGGCAGTTGCAGCTGGGGTGCGCTGTGCAACAACACCAGCTCATACTGGAGTGTGAGCAACATTCAAGTGACCACTGCTGCCGCAACAAAATAAGGAAAAACAAATGAAAGCCATAGTATGGTCCAAAGACCAATGCGCCTTCTGCGAACAGGCCAAGGGCTTGTTAGAAAGTCGAGGCATAGAATATGAATTCCGCAACATCAGTCACGATTGGACTCGCGAACAATTATTAGAAGCAGTGCCAACTGCCAGATCAGTACCACAAATCTTCTTGGATGAAGAATATGTAGGTGGATTCAACGAACTCAGAAAGAAACTCAATGATTGAAGCAGGAAAAACATACACCATGCGCATGGGCTATGGTGAAGAGATAGTGGCAAAGATTGTGAGTATTGGAACAGATACTTACACAATCAGCAAGCCTGTGGCAGTGGTGCCGGGACAGCAGGGCATACAGTTGATGAACTCATTGTTCACAGCAGATCCTGAGTCAGATGTCACGGTAAATATATCCAGCGTGGCCATGATTGCTCCTGTGCGCGAAGATGTGGGCGACAGTTACCTAGAAGCCACAACAGGTATCAAGCCTGTGCGCAGCAAAATTTTGATGGGATAACATGCCAGCAGTGCAACGACAAGGAGATCCAAACTCATCAGGTGGTGTCAACACTTCGGGAGTGGCATCTGTGCGTGTGAATGGTCGTCCCATTGTGGTGCCTGGCATTTCAGTCTCACCGCATCCCTGTTGTGGTAAAAAAGGCTGCGGCATACACTGTTCAGCAGTGACGTCGGGTGGCTCTGGTTCAGTACGTGCGGGCAATAAGCCTGTGATACGCAATGGCGATGCGGACACTTGTGGCCATCCCAGAGTGGCCGGTAGTGCCACAGTGAGAGCAGCATAATGGCAGAGTCTGTAGCAACACCACTACAACTCACCGCAGGTGTGGGATTTTACGCAGGCAACGCCATCACTGCCAACACCAACTTGTCCAACAACATTGCCAGCTACGATGCATTGGCACCCATTGCCAATTTGTTGTTCACCATCAATGCGGCAGTGAGCAATGTGAGTCTGAGCATCAGCGCTGGTACAATAGCCAATCTCAAAATATTGGGTGCCAATGTTGCAGGCAACTACTGTCCTGCCCTGGGAGATTCAGTGCCCAGCAATATAGCCTGGACAGTGGGCAACACTGGATACACCGGTACCATAACCAGCAGTGCTGCCACATATCTTGGAGGTGGCGACTTTGGAAAATTTGCTCAGGCATTTGGAGCCGCACAGGGCTACATCAGTCTCACCAACGCAATCATCAACAGTGTAGTCAACGCCAACAGCACAGATTATCTTGGTCCCACGTTTACCAACATGAACAATCTGATCACTGGAGACATTGCCAAGATCAACTTGGCGTTTCCTGCATTTGGCGCAGATCTTGCCTTGACCGGCGACTTGATTGACTTTGAGAACGTTGACCGCTTTGGTACCCCGGCTGCATTGTTGCATCAGTTGGCTGTGAAAGGCAATATTCAAAATGGATCAACCCCGGCTGTGACTGCGGCCCTGCAAGCTCAAGGACTTACCAATCAGAACATAGCTGATCTTGTGAATCTCAACCAACAAAGTTTGTTCAATCCCGCTGGCCTCACAGACAATCAATTTGATCGTTTACAAAAGGCAGCTTATCCTGGATTGCTTGCAGTGACTGGCGCTGATTTGCAAACAGTACTGGATATTCTGAACTGCACCTTGCCCAATATCACTGCCATGTCTGATTTGCTGAATCCTGTGAATATATTTCCAACCAGCTATCCCAGTCTCACACTGCCGACTCCCAACGGCCCGGTACTGATCTATAATACAAACATTGACACAGCCACAGGAGTTGCAGGAGCCACAGTTAACAGTT